CAGATCCCCCATGTGCTTCGTGTCACCAATCAAATAAATGCTCGGATGGCAATTACTGCGAAAAGTATAAGGCATGGAAGAAAAGGAATTTGTCTAAGCAAAATTTAATGCGACCCTTAGATATACAGACAATCTCATCCGATACTGAAAAGAACGCACACGGAAAACAATCTGTTGTAGATGAGGCGAACATATCTGAGTGTTCTAATCTAATAGACTTGCACCTTCCTGTTGAACTTCGTTCAATATATCTTAGAATTAAAGCTGGTGAGTCTGTTCCCAAAATAAAAAAGCAAAGAGTGGAACAAGCAATTAAGGAGATCCTAAATGGCAGGAAAAAAGCTGAATAGAACTGATCGTGATTATATAACTAAGCACCATGAAACTTTATCGTTAGAAGACTTAAGCTCGTTCTTGCTCAAGCCTGTGGTACTAATTGAAGAGTTTGTACAGACACTTAATGATGAAAATCATAAAAATTTAAGAAGTAGTAAAGCTTGGAAGCAGCTTAAGCAAGAGATGGATGAGGAAGAGTTGGAATATTTTGAAGAGCAGTATGTAAAGTACATGGCCCAGTTCAGAGAAGATGTTCTCGTAACTGAGGAAACACAAATATTTTTAGTTATCAAGTTTGAAGTTATGATGCATAGAAATGCTAGAAGCAAAAGAAACTCTGGTAAAGAGATAGCGAAGCTGATTAGAATGCAAGAAGAGTTCATGAGAAGATTTCCTGATATGCAGGGCATGTCCGAATCTGATCGTGAATATGTGCTCGGCTTAGAGACACAGATACAAGCAGCTAAAGCTTCTGAACAAGCTAGGTCTACTGAGTTTATTAAACTAGAAGAGAAACATCAGGGATTACTCAAAGACTTAAAGGCCACTAGAGATCAGCGTATTACTCGTATCGAGTCATCTAAAGAGACATACTTGGCTATTATTAAAAAACTTCAGAACGAGGAAGAGCGTGACTTAGTGGGAGGTACTATGGAAACCATGAAGATAGCCACTAAAAAGGAAGAGAAAAAGTTAACTAGCGTTCATACATTTGATGATGGTAGTCAAGACCTACCAGTTTTAATTCCAAAGGATAAAGACGATGAATAAAACAGCACTAGTGTTTGGGGCGACAGGACAAGATGGTTCTTATCTCTGCGAAAGCCTTTTGGCAAAAAAGTACAATGTCTTAGCGGTAGCAAGACGGTCTTCAATAGATAATGGAGTAAGGCTTAATGGTTGTTCAGATCACAAAAACTTCACTCTCTTGAGAGGCGATGTCTGCGATCAATCTTTTGTCTTCTCCACTATCTATAAACATACCCCTACAGAAATCTACAATCTGGCAGCACAGAGTCATGTGGGCGATTCGTTTACGCAACCGCATTACACACTCGATGTCGATTTGAAGGGAACGCTTAATGTCTTAGAAGGGATTTTGAATTTTTCAAAATCTTCAAGACTATATCAGGCATCAACAAGTGAAATGTATGGTTCATGCTTTTCTTATAATATGCCTATTGTTGGAATTAGAAAAGAGTCTAAAACTGCTATTAGCAGAGAAGATTTTATTAATAAAGATTGTTTTCAAGATGAAGACACACTTATGATTCCAAACTCTCCATATGGCGTGGCAAAGCTGGCATCCCATAATTTGGTTAAAATTTATAGGGAGTCTTATGGGTTGTACGCCTGTTCGGGCATTCTCTTCAATCACGAATCGCCTAGAAGGGGAGAGTTGTTTGTAACTAGGAAGATAACCTCTTGGATAGGGAAGTATGTTAATAAACTAACTAAAGATAAATTACAGCTTGGTAATATAGATTCTCTGCGTGATTGGGGTCATGCAAAGGATTATGTTGAAGCAATGCGTTTAATTTTGCAACAAAACACACCCGAAGATTTTGTTGTAGCTACTGGCACTACTTATTCTGTAGAAGACTTTTTAAATAAAGCATTTGAATTTGCAGGACTTGGTAATTGGGAAAAGTATGTTGTATTAAACAAATCACTGAAAAGACCATTTGAGGTTGATGCTCTTCGTGGTGTATCAACAAAGGCAAGAGAAGTTCTTAAATGGAAACCACACTATAATTTTGATCTCCTTGTAAAAGAGATGGTCGAAAGCGATATCAATGGACATAAAGTATAAGGTAATCAGAGATACTAGAGAACAAAACGGCTGGACTTTTATGCCAGCAAAAGCTTGTGAAGGAACTGTATCTGGAACACTAAAGACTGGTGATTATTCCATAGAGGGATATCAAGATATACTGACTATAGAAAGAAAAGGTTCTATTGCAGAACTGGCAACAAATTTAGTTGAAGATAGATTTGAAAGAGAACTAGAAAGAATGCAGTCATTTAAATATGCATTTATGATTTTAGAATTCTCTATGGATGACTTAATCAAATACCCAAAAGGAACTGGCATACCATCCTATAAGATGAAGAGTGTAAAGCTTAATCCATTTTTCCTACTAAAAAGATTAATAGAGATAGAACTAAAGTATAAGGTTAAAATAATATTTTGTGAAAATCATGGGCAAACAGTTGCCTCTTCCATATTCAAACGAGTAATTGAAAATGAAGGATCAAGAGAAGTTAAAGAGGATAATAGACCGAGCTTGGATGCTTTCTGAGCAGGAAATGCTTGCGGTAAATCCTCTTACAGACATTAATGATATTCAACGAATAGTTGATGTTCCATTAAATACGATTCATCCATTGAAAAACATTTCTAAAACAGACATGGAAAGAATGGATATATATCTGCTAAAGATAATGAGAAATCCAGACTACTTTCCTTTTACATGCAAGGTTCTATTTGGAATAGATATATTTCCTTTTCAGCACATCATTTTAAAAGAGCTTTGGAAAAGACCATTCCCAATGATCATTGCTGGTCGTGGTGCAGGGAAAAGTTATATCCTTGCGTTATATTCTATGCTTAGACTTTTGTTTACCCAAGGATGCAAGATTGCAATCATAGGTAAAGTATTTAGACAGAGTAAAGTTATATTTGAATACATGGAAGGTCTATGGGCAAATGGAGTTATCTATAGAGATATATGTGGTGTTGGCAAAGGTAGAAACAATAGAGATCAAGGTCCAAGACGAGATATAGATAGATGCGAAATGATTGTTGGCGAAAGTGTTGCTATGGCATTGCCATTGGGAACAGGTGAAAAGATTAGAGGTCAAAGAGCTAACTATACAGTTTGTGACGAGTTTGCTTCTATTAGAGAAGACATTTATCAAAATGTGGTAAGAGGTTTTTCTAGCGTGTCTTCTAATCCAAGCGAGAAGGTTCATAGACAAGCAAAAATAAGATTGATGAAACAGCTTGGAGTTTGGACTGATGCAGATGAAGCACAGGAAAGCAAAATACTTAGAAGCAATCAGAACATAGTTTCTGGTACAGCATATTACTCCTTTAATCATTTTTATAAAACATGGGTTAACTATAAAAGAATTATTGAAAGCAACGGAGATAGAAATTTATTGGAACAGATATTTCAAGGTCCAGTTCCAGATGGTTTTGATTGGAGAGATTATTCCATCATAAGACTACCTGTGGAAATACTACCTCTTGGTTTTATGGATGCAAAGCAAATAACTTCTGCAAGAATAAATAGCACTAAGGCGAATTATCTAATTGAATATGGTGCTACATTTGCAACCGATTCAGATGGTTTCTTTAAGAGAAGCTTAATTGAATCTTGCGTTTCTGGAAATCCAAGTTCACCAATTGTTTTACCTAGTGGTGAAGTTTTATTTCACGCTTCTCTTCTTGGCGATTCATCTGTACAACATGTTATGGCTATTGATCCAGCATCTGAAAGAGATAACTTTGCAGTAATAATCTTGGCACTTTATCCAGACCATAGACGAATAGTATATTGTTGGACTACAACTAGATCTTCATTTAAAGAAAAAATGAAAAGCGGAATTGTAAATGAAAAAGACTTCTACAGTTATTGCTGTAGGAAAATAAGAAATTTAGCAAAGATGTTCCCCAATATGGTTCGCATAGCTTTGGATAGTCAAGGTGGAGGTATTGCTATTGAGGAAGGCTTGCAAGATACAAATAGATTGCAAGATTCAGAAAAAGCAATCTACAAGGTAATTGATCCACTTAAAAGAAAAGACTCAGACGATAAAAGTGGCGAGCATATTTTATCAATGATAAATTTTGCTGATCCAAACTGGGTAGTAGAAGCAAATCATGGATTAAGAAAAGATCTAGAAGACAAAACTTTGCTATTTCCATACTTTGATCCAATCTCACTAACTCTTGCACAAGAAGAAGATATGGCAACAGGAAGGGTTAATATGTATGACACCCTAGAAGATTGTGTGATGGATATAGAAGAATTAAAAGACGAACTTTCCAGCATTGTTCATGTTCATACTCCATCAGGTAGAGATAGGTGGGATACTCCAGAAAGTAGAGATCCAGATGGCAAAAAGAGCAGAACAAGAAAAGATAGGTACTCTGCATTGCTTATGGCGAATATGGTAGCTAGAGGATTTCAAAGGATTGAGATTCAAGACGAATATACTCATACTGGTGGGTTTGCTAGACAGGTTGCATCTCAAAGTGCAGAAGATAAAGAAATGTATATTGGGCCAGAATGGTTTAAAAAAGCTACTAATCATAATTCTGGTTATGGTATAGTTGTTCCTACAAGGTGTAATAATACTGTAGAGTAATCCGATTGCAATCAGATTAGGGAAAATACAATGTCAAATGATAAAGCAATGTTTGTAACTTGGGATGAAAATGATCCAGCTTCAAAAGAAAAGGCATTCGCAAAAGCTAGTCATGCAGACTCATTAAGTAGATCTATTGCAGGAAATTCATTTCAAAATGTGGTCACTAACCATGTTTCAGTTAGGGAATCGTTTGATCGAAGAGACTACGATTTCTTTAGACCAGGCGAACAAATCCCTTTATTTGATAAAGACATCATGCTCGCTTGTATGCAAGCCTATGAACGCATTGGCATTGTGCGTAATGTAATAGATATGATGGCAGAATTTGCCTGTCAGGGAATAGAGCTTGTCCATCCAAATGAAAAAATTCAAGATTTTTATCGTGAATGGTTTAAAAAAGTAAATGGTTTAGAAAGAACTGAGCGTATTTTAAATATGCTTTATCGTGCAGGAAATGTAATTATAAAACGATCTACCGCAAAACTTAAAAACTCAGAAGTTGAAAATTTACAAAAAGGTTCAGCAGCAGATTTAGTTGTTGAAAAACCAGTAGCTGTAGCTAAGAATGAAATTCCTTGGTCATACACGATTTATAATCCTTGTACTATTGAAGTATACGGAGAAGAGTTAGCACCATTTCTTGGGCCAAGCTCATTTAGATATGGCGTTAGAATTCCAGAAATAATCGTCAAAAAACTTAAGAATCCAAAAGAAGAAATAGAAAAAGAAATGCTATCTGGAGTACCCACATCAACTTTTAATCCAGGTATTGCTGGTGGAAAATCAATTCCATTGCCAGCAGATAAAACTATTGCTATTTATTACAAGAGAGATGATTGGCAAGTTTGGGCAAAGCCAATGATCTATTGTATTTTAGAAGATTTGTTGATGCTTAAGAAAATGAAGCTTGCAGATCTTGCAGCATTAGATGGTGCAGTTAGTCATATTCGACTTTGGAAATTAGGTTCTTTAGAACACAGAATATTACCAACAGAAAATGCAATTGGTAGATTAGCAGATATGCTTTTAAATAATGTTGGTGGTGGATCTATCGATCTTATATGGGGTCCAGAATTAGACTTCAAAGAAACATCTACTGATGTAGCTAAATTTTTAGGTGAAGAAAAGTATAAGCCAATTTTAAATGCAATCTTTGCAGGATTAGGCATACCGCCATCTTTAACTGGTTTGCCCACTGGCCAAGGTTTTTCAAACAATTACATTAGCCTTAGAACATTGATTGAAAGACTAGATTATGGCAGACAACTATTATCTAGATTTTGGGAAACTGAAATAAAAATAGTTCAGAAGGCAATGGGATTCAAGCTTCCTGCACAAGTTGTTTTTGATCATCAAACACTACAAGATGAAGCAGCAGAGAAGAGATTGCTTATTGACTTAGTTGATAGAGATATTATTAGTGAAGAAGCAATTCAAGAAAGATTTAACTTTGTTCCAGAAATTGAAAGTGTTAGAAGAAGAAGAGAGTTTAAGAAAAGGGAAAATGATCAAATGCCTAAAAAGGCTGGACCTTGGCATAATCCACAAAGGCTAGAAGAAATTAAAAAGCTTTGGGCACAAATGGGTGTGCTTACTCCAAAAGACTTTGGGGTTGAAGCATCTCAAGAAACAGCACCGCCAAAAGTACCTCCAATGGGTCAAAACCCAAATCAATCTCAAGACAAGCCCATCGGCATTGAAGGACAAGGAAGACCAGTTGGAGTTAACGATAAAGAAGTAAGAAAGAAAAAAGAAGTAAAACCAAGGACTGCTGCTGAATTAGTAGAGATAATGTCTTGGGCAGAAGCTGCACAAAAATCTATATCTGATTTAGTTAATCCAGCTTTTCTACATTCATCAAAAAAGAAATCAATAAGAGAACTATCTTCTGAAGATTTTAATTCTTTGGAAAAAACAAAGTTTCATATACTTTGTAATTTAAGTTATTTAGAGAAGGTAGAGAAGCAAACTATAGCAAAAATTATTAATACGGACATGAAAATTCATGATGATATAAATAAGGTGCTATCTATAGCTACTAAAAATTATATTTCTAAAGAAGGAAATCAACCGAATACGGAAACGAGAAGGAAAATTGAAGCATCATCTGTTGCAATTTATTTTATAGGCAAACAAGATGAAACCAATAATTCTGATTACCCTATATCGTAGATATCATGAATTTTGTAATAGCATTGAAAACATAGAAAGATATAAAAAATTTTTCAAGGTCAAGCCAGATATATATGTAATATGGTCTTCTCCAGAACATGGAAAGTTTTGGCTATTTGAAGACTTAATCAAAAAAGATATCATTCAAAAGTTAATTACAAGAAAGGGTTTTCCAAATGAAAATGGAAAACAACCCACATCTTTTTTTGAGTCTCACAATATAAGACTAGGATTAGAAACTGTATTTAGAGATCATCCAGACTCATACTGCATAGTTCAAGCAGCAGATGTAAAAATAACAGAATATGGATTTAATGTTATAGAAAATGAAATGGTTTCTGGTGCTAGTGCTGTAACTTTTATCTGGAATAATAGATTTACTACAGATGCTTGGGCAACAAATTGCTTTGCGGTTTCATCTGCCAGAAAATTTTGGCCTCCATTTGTTGAATACGATACAATTGATGTTTTAGAAAGATACTGGTATAAAGAATTTGCTAAAAATAACAAAAAAGATTATATTACAGTACTTGGAAATCAATCTAATTTTATATTTACGCATGAGCATAGAAGCGAAAAACTTCCAAAATTTTTAGATAAATTTATTGGCGAAAAAGAAAGTATGGAGTTGTTTATAAAAGGACAAAAATGTTTAATTAAAAGAATATATGATTTTTGGGTGTATTTAATAGGGAGATACTATGCCAAAGATAAAAATAGTATATGATACAGAAACTTCTGATGTAGAAGTATATATGGGCAAAAAAAAGGTTGATGATATTTACGCTGTTTTTTTACATCAAGACATTGAAAATTCATACAAGTTTACATTGCAATTGTTTAGTGTAGATGACGGCATTCTTAAATTTAAGAACGCAGATGTTGAAAAAGAAGTAGATAGTGTTTTGTTTTTAAACAAAATAATAAACTATTTTAATTTAGGGGGTGGCAAATGAAAGAATTTGCAATTTTTAAAGCAGAAATACAAGACGGACTTAAAGAAAAAATTATTTCTAGTATGTCTATTTCTTCTACATGTGAATTAGAAATATGTGACCCTTTCCTATTAAACAACCCACTTAGGGCAATAGCAGAAAATAAAAACCAGATGGATCTTCATTATTTGAAGTCTATCTTAGTTACTACTGGCTGGAATAAAAATGATGATGTGTTTGATAAGGCAGAAGTTTGGACTGCAAGAAATACCCCATCTGATAAGCCATTTAATTATGAGCATGATCAAAAACAAATAATTGGACATATTACTGGATCTAAAGTAATTGATGAAGATGGCAATGATGTGGCAGAAGGAGTTAGTGTTGACGAATTGCCTAAAAAGTTTCACATCTTGACCTCTGCTGTACTTTATAAATTTTGGGAAGATCCAAAAAAACAAGAAGAGATGAATGAT